GGCTAATCCTTTGAGCGTGACGATTAAAGGCGAGAGTTCAAGTGGTAAGTCATACATACCAAGTAAAGTGCTTACAATAGTTCCTGAAGAAGGTTGCTTCTTTATCTCTAGGGCTACGGCAAATGCTTTCTATCATCTACCTGAAGACGGAATGCAGCATAAAATAATTTGGGTAAGTGAACAGCCGGGAACCGACTCTGCTGATTATTCAATCAGAACTGCTCAGTCAGAAGGTAATCTTACAGTTATGATGCCGCAGAAAAATCCTCAGACAGGTGAAATAGTTACAGTTACAAAAGTAGTTAAAGGACCTGTAGGATTTCTGGTAACAACAACAAAGACTAGTTTATTTAGTGAGAATGAAACAAGAAACTTCTCAGTGTTTACAGATGATTCTCCTGGGTTAACAAGGAAGATTGGGACAGTAACCATTAAGAAAGCGCTTGGAGAAACATTCGAAATGGATCCTGAAAACCTTAATCTATTTAAAAACTTTCAAAGACTATTGAATCCGGATTACAAAGTATTAATGCCTTTTGCATTCGAGGTCTTTAGTGGCTTTCCTGACAAACCTGTAAGGATTAGAAGGGATAAGGAAAGGTTTAGATGCTTGATCGAAATTATTACAATGCTACACCAATTCCATAGGAAGCAAGAGACTCAAAACGGTGTTACTTATTTACATGCTACATTAGCTGACTATCATTTAGCTAAAGTAATCGCGGAACAAACATTACTCGAGACAATATATGAAATCGGTCCGGCATCAAAAACAATCTGGGATACATTACATCAAATGCGAGATAAGTTTTTCACTGATCCTGATGAAGGTCAAGACTCGTTCTCAGATTTTACTTTTACATATAAAGATCTAATGGAATCGCTTGATTGGAAATATGACAAAGTAAAGAAGTGGACAATAACATTATTAAAGGCTGGCTTTATTGATTTTGCAACTGATGCTTATGGCGGCAGAGGAAAAACAGCAGAGTATAAAATAGTTAAAACAAAAATAGGACCATTAGCTACAATGTTTTTACCATCAGTTAAAGATTTATACGAGAAATATCCTTGTGACAAAGAATTGTTTTACAATCCATTAAACAGAACAACCCATACAGATATATTTAGCGAGAGATCATGAAAAAAATATTGTTTTTGTTAATATTATTAAACATCTTATTTAATGTTATGGATAAGGACGAGTATGAATTTACAATAGGTAAAGGTGGATGTACATTATTTAAAACTAAAAGCCAAGCGACAGTTAATCCTGTTGATCTTTCCGTTGACAAGGGGTTTGATGTCCGGCATTGATCCGGCGCTTGGTTTTATAAAAAGGAGGATAATATGGTAGTTAAGAAGAAAATAGTTAAGCATAAGATAGAAACTTTAATGAAAATCAATCAGGTAATGGCAAGGCTTTTAAACGTCAATAAAAAAACAGGTGATGAAAAATATAAGATTGCTTATATTGATGGATGTTTAGATATGTATAATAAAGTAAAGGAATTAATTTAATTTTAGCAGCCCATGCTAATAAAGGAGATCTTAATAATGAAAAAAATATTATCAGTAGCAATTGTATTACTAATGGTATTTGCCATGTGCTCTACTTCATATGCTTTTCATTGGCCAAAAGACGGAGCTGATGGTGCAGATGGAATTGACGGAGTAGATGGCCAGGACGGAAGTGACGGAGTAGATGGATCTAATGGCGCAGATGGAAGAAATGAATATAGAAATAATGAAGCTGGACTAGGAGTTGATGTTATTCTTTTCGACCAAGGCGATGAATTTGGCACAGGAAGAATAAATAATATATCTTGGTTAAAACAGATCAAAACTGAATACAGATGTGATTTTAATAGTGGCGAACCTATCCATAAAGGATATCTGGTTGGTGTAATTAAATTATGGAACAAGTAATTAAACAATAAGCATGGGCTGCTTTAATTTTAAGGATATTTAATATGAAAAGAATGTCTTGGAGAAAAAAAGAAAGAAAGATACAAAATGGGTACCGTAAAATATCAGTTCCGGATCATCCAAGGGCTGATAGTGAAGGCTACGTCCTTAAGCATAGGTTACTAGCTGAACAGTTACTAGGTAGGTATCTAACCGTTAGAGAAGTTGTTTGTTTTATTAACACTAAAAAGAAGTCAGTAACCCCTAAGAATATCATGGTATTTAATAATAGAGAAGATGCGTTAAGATATGCACAAAGAAAATATAAGCATATTAATCCTGAAAGTATTATTTTCAATGGGTATAAATAAGTTGTAATAGATCGTTGTAAATGATATACTTGATTTAGATAGAGGAAGACGGATTTTTTATGTCAAAACATGGCGATTAGTAGGGTTGGAAAACATAACCGTTTTTCTCTATCTCCCCGAACATCGCCGTTTTTATTAGGAGGTATTGTGAAAAATAAAAATAAACCTTGGTTGAGTAATTATATAAGTGCTGAAAGTAGATGCACAAATATTAAACATGTTAGATACCAGCGCTATGGAGGTAGGGGTATTAAATTCAAACTTACCAAACAAGAAATTAAACAATTATGGTTTAGGGATAAGGCTTATTTAATGAAACAACCAAGCATTGATCGAAAAAATAATGACGGAGACTATGAATATAATAATTGCCAATTTCTTGAGCGTGTTACTAATACTAAAAAATATTGGGATAAAAAAAGATCTGATAAGATACAAGATATGATTATTTTTTTACAACGGTTGAAAGGTGAGTCTAACATAGATCAATTTGTTTTTACTTATAAAGACATTATGACAGCAACTAAATTAAAATATGATACTGTTAAAAAAAGGGTTCATTATTTATTAGGTGTAGGAAAAATTGAACTTACGAACGGAAGTTATGATGGTAGAGGTAAAAAAGCTATATATAAATTAACATCGAATAACTATCAATGAGTAATATTTGCAGCGGTGATTTTTACCCAATTATTCTATATTTTCAAGTTAGGGCAGTTAATGTTAGTTAGGTTTTTTAATGCAAGTCAATACTATGACTAGGGTTAAGGTGCCTCAGTCGAAGAAAAAATATCGCTGTAAATCTTTCATTGACAAGTAGTTATATCAAAAAGCCTAAACTAGAGGTAATAGGCTGTTTCATGAGAGAAGAAAAAAATAAAAAAAACGGCAAAAAACAGGAAAATGACATAAGTGAGATACGTATATCAATTTACAGAAAATATAGCAAAAATAGAAAAATTAAAAAAAGAAGATTTAATACCAAAAAAATTATTTTACTCTCTCCTTTAGCGACATATTACCTCAGTAATAGGCTTTTTTACATAAAGCATTACTATTAAAAGATTTATATTAAAAAAAAATCATCGACTGAGGCTACTTAACTCTATTGTTTTCATATAGTTATATAAAAAACCCTAACTGACATTAAGCACCCTAACTTCAAACGATTTTATGTAAGTATAATAATAAGAATATGTTATGAATATAGGGGTATTTGTTGCAAACAAAAGACTTACATTGAAAACCCTATTATAGATAACAACAACTAAATGATTGAAGTGAAAGGATTTGCAAATGAAGAAACAGAAGAGATTCATAATCGTGGGTTCAGGGCTGTTTGGCAGTGTTCTGGCAGAGCGCATAGCTAATGATTTAGGTTCGAAAGTTTGTATTATTGATGAACGAAATCATATTGGCGGCAACTGCGCAACTTATGTTGATGTTGATACAGGAATTGATGTTCATCAGTATGGTCCGCACATATTTCATACAAATAATCAGCTAGTTTATGACTACTTATCTCTATTTACTAAGTTTAATAAGTACATTCATAAGATAAGAATTGATTATAAAGGTAAATTATATCCGTTCCCAATCAATTTATTGACTCTTAATATGGTTTACAAGGTATGCAGACCTGATCAGATTAAGGCTGCTTTAGATAAAGACAGGGTATTCGTGTCCAAGCCTAAGAACTTTAAAGAAAGTGCCTTAAAAGCCGTAGGAACGCGATTATATAAGATGTTCTATGTAGATTATACTCAAAAGCAATGGAAAATGGATCCAAAGCTATTGCCTTCGAGTTTATTCCAACGTAATCCTATAAGATTTGATCATACTGATAAGGTGTATGATGCTAAATATGAGGGTATCCCGGTAGATGGATACTCTGAAATGTTTAAGAACATGCTACAAAATAAGAATATTAAGATAATTCTAAATGAAAAAACAAGATTCTGTACTATGCCTAAAGATAAAGACACAATTATTATCTATACAGGCAAACTTGACCAGGCCTTTAATTACAAGTTTGGAGTTTTAGATTGGATATCCTTAAACTTCGTGCATACTTATGGTAAGGGAGATTATCAAGGTACGGCTCAAATCAATTACCCAAGTAAGCTTTATGAATATACGCGCATCGTAGAACACAAACATTTTTATCCGGACAAGCAATTCAACAAGACGATATACACAGAAGAGTATCCTTGCCATAATAATAGTAAACCTTACTACCCTGTTAATATACCATATAATAACTTACTATATAGTAAGTATAGGAAAGAAGCTTTGAAAGTGAATAATTTCTATTTCGGAGGCAGGCTGGCAGACTACAAGTATTACAATATGGATGATACAGTTGCAGCAGCGCTTAGTCTCTATGAAAAGATATGCAAAGATATAGGATATGGTTCAGTAATTGGTAGGATATTTAAACGAGTTATAGATCAGAATTAAGTTCTGACTGTCCGGCAACTGTATTTAAATAGTCATACCAGTCGTATACTTTCGACCTATTCTTATGCGCTATCAAAGGTCTTTTATGTTTGTTGATTTTGAAATCTCCAACCGTCTGAAAGCTTTTGAAGCGCTTTAAGATTCCCTGATCCCAATGAATAGGGTCTTGCAGAGCGTCAAGGTAGGAAGCCGTCCCTGGCAATGGCTGGAATAAATGGAGGCTAAATTTGACGCGGTTTTTAGTTTCTTTATTAATCTTTTTTATATATTTAGCTGTATCAAGAACAGTTGTATCTGTTTCATATGGTAAACAGCCTACCATCATTTGAGCGCGTACTTTAAAATTAAAAGCATCGGCAAGGATTAAAGCATCATAATTAATTTTAGCAGTTGTTCTTTTAAATATACCATCAAGGACTCTATCGGAGAAACTTTCAACACCGAATACAATGCCTGTACAGCCTGATTCTTTCATAATCCTAAATCGTTCCGGATTTGCTTTATCAGTTCTACCTAAACACATCCAGTCAAGGCCTGTATCTTTCATGCCATTACAGAGTTTAAAGAGTTGGCTTTTATCAGTAAGTAGTTCATCATCATCAAAATAAATACGAGCTATACCCCATCTGTTTTTATACTCTTTAATTTCTGAAATCATATTAGATATATTACGGTACCTAACTTTTCCTTTTTTACTTCCACTCATGCAGAATTTACAAGTACCGTAACAGCCTCTAGAATAAGTGATTGTTAATTGCTTATCTGATGAAGTTCTATTTGCGTACTTAAAAACTTCAGGATCTAAGTACCTATGGATCCCGATATCTTGATATAATAATGGATAGAACTTCTCGATATTTTCTTCATCAGGGACTATTCCGCCAATAGTCATCTTGTCATTTTTAAGATACGCGAAATTTTTCTTGACAACGGTTTTACTTTTTAAGAATTCCAGAGTAGCTATTTCACCCTCGCCTATGCACGCATAATCCGCATTAATATATCTTAGACAATTTTCAGGCAAAGCTATTGCATGTGGGCCACCAACAATTATTTTACATTTGAAATTTCTATTCTTTAAAAATGTAATTAATCCCTTGACATAATCGATCTGGCATGTTACCGAAGTTATGCCGTAAATATCTGAGTCAGGTATCATTGGCCATAATTCTTTTTTAGTCCCGGCAAGATCAAATATCATAGATTCAATGCTGTTCTTTTTTAGATAAGAGTGGATCGATAGCAACCCTTTTGATATAACACCAGTATCTGATTTAAGATGTGATGTAGGGGGATTGATTAATACTATTCTCCGATAATCCATAAGACCAGTAAAGTTACGTGGGGCCGTTGCAGACCCCACTATGTTTATATTTTAAATCCAATCCCTAGTAGCCAGTTTTTTATTTTTTGTAAAACATCTAATCCTTTTTGCGCGAATTTCTGTACAGCCGCAACGGCTTTATCATCTTTATCGCCGGGTATTAAACCTACAACTAAGCGAGTTAATACCATGCAGATTTCTACTACTACTTTAAGAACAGACTGCACAACTCCAATTATTGCGCCGATGTTTTTCTTAATCCATTTTAAAATTCCACTCATATTATTCCTCCTTTGGGTTAGCTACCGGATCCATAGACAAGACGATATCATTAATTATAAAATTAAGTTTCTTGAATTGCTTGTAATTAAAAGACATCACCTCCCTTAATAATTTAACGCTTTCAGTATCGTCTTCATCTTCCAGTAAAACATTTGATATCATAGTTAATTTTTTATACTGCTTATAATTAAAAGCCTTTACTGCTTTAATCTCTAAAACTAATCGTTTGAATTGATCATGGCTTAATGTATATTTTAAATTATCCATGATGCGATCCTTGATTATCGTTTATTGATTTCAATGCAGCCACAATGTCTCTAGACTGCTCAAGAAGTTTCTCGTGCTGTAGCATAATTGCTGCGTGCTGTGTGGAATTATATTCTTGAACTTGTTCATGCAGTTTATCATGATGATCGTGTTCTTCACGGACTCTAGTCATGAATTTATTTAAATTAGTATCCGTCCTATCCTGATTGGAAGATATCCGTTCCAATACGAATTTAACCATCCAAAAACATAGTATAAAGACTCCGATGCTTATACCCACTTCTTTAACAAATCTAGCGAGATCTAAATAGTTCAAAACATAAATCCTTTCTTTTATTTTCTATGCTTTATTTAAAGATTCTATTTGTTTTTGCTGTAAAGTAATCATTCTTTGTAAATTAACATTTACTTCTGTAAGTAAAATAGGAGTTTGAACGTAAGCGCATCTCCAATAAACAATGTCAGGCTTATCTTTTCCTTGCGGTACATGCCATTCCATAAATTTCTGACATGCTTTTCCTATACATTTACCACCCATTAACCCTTCGCATTGTTTTCCACCTTCAATAGTAGAACCTAACGCGTCTAAAACTACCTCATGGTTTTTAAAGACTCTTTCTTTAATACCTTCCATTCTTTTATTAGAAAAACAATCTTTAACCACGGTCAATATATTACGCATAAAAACATCCTTTCTGTTTAACTTTTCTGGAAAATAGTTACTTGAACAAATATGGGGACATTAGATCCTGAACCTGTATTTCCAGTTCCACTTGCACATCCACTTGTACTAGGAGTTGTAGAATCAGACACAAATCTTGTAGCCGTTGCCCCCGAACCGTCCCAATGAGTTGCAGTATATCCGTCAGTAGCCGCCCATGTTGGTCCTGTTAAATTTGCCTCATTAGCATACAACGTATCAGGATCAGATGCCCATTTCCCAAAAGGAAGCGTATGAGTATGAGCTGCTCCAGGATGAGTATGACTTGGTCCTGTATGAACATGTGAATCTACTCCACCAGTTGTAAGAGGTGTAGCACTAATCCGCATGAATTTATTTGCGTAAGTCACGCTAACATTAGTCCACCCAGTTCTAGCTGTAGTAACCGTAGATGGTATTAAATCACCTACTTGGAAAGGATCCTTTGCTGGTTTTAATTGTAATAGATCTCCAGCCGATATATCAAAATCATCTGTATCAATTAAACTATCTAAATACTGAGGTGTCGAGTCTAGACTATCAGCAGCAAGCTTGTTTGGTGAATTAGCAGAAGGTAAAGCTCCGGCGCCTGCCGGCACACTTGCTAATCCTGTGATTGCTGTGCCATGTACTTTTGAAGCAGTAACTATTTGCGCTAGTTTTGTATCAACCAGTCCCATATCAGCAGCGCATTTTGCGTTCTTAATTAGCAAAGATGCCTCGGTCATTGTTTCTAATGCGATCCAATTTATACGACAAGCTGCTGGAAAATTTATTAGCAACATATCGTTTTCTGGTTTTGTTTTATCAAATACCATTTTTATCACCTACTTTTTTTAAATGTTCTTTAGCTAACTTATCAATATCATATAACGGAGTTCCGTGTTCTCTAAGCGTACGCATCCAGCAATAATCATGCATAACTATCTTCTGATTAAAATTAAATACTTGCTCTGGACATGTATAAAGTTGCGTTGCTTTTTTATTATTAGTTATTATATCACAGCCAATAATTACATAACCAGGATACTTTATTTCTTCTTTGCATCTTTGGCAAATAGGATTTTTCTTATCACTTATTAATTGATCCACTGAGTTCTTCATGACCGTCCGCTTTCTCGCTGATTATAACCTTGTCTTTAATCTTAGTTAAAGCAGCGTTAAATTGTGGAACGCTAAATCCTGCGTCGTTAATACTGATCGTCTTGAAATTATTATCTAAGGCTCCGCCTGCTTCTACTCTATATTGTATCACACCGTCCCTAAACGTACCGTCGTTGTTGTAGTTAACTATTAATTTATTCGGTATTATATTCTTAGCCATAAATCCTCCTTATTAAACTCCATGTCCAATCCAGCGAAAAGATCCTGCTTTAGCAGTACCGTCATTTTCGAATAAGTAAACAGTACAACCTGTTTCACTTGCAAAATGAGTTCTGTAATACGCAAAATTACCGCCGACAAGTTCTACAATCATCTGTGGTGTTTCGTGGAATGTTTTCGAATATACGATAGCAACACCTACAGCTTCATTACCTACCGCTACAGAATCAGATCCTCTTTCTACAACATCAGGCAGATCAGCGTAGTAATTTAACGCTGAACAAATTAAAGCAGTAGAAACGCTTTCTCTGGTTAATGTCATTCTGATTTGATGATATCTGCATTTATAATCACCAATCTGATAATCTGCCCAAGCCGTCCATGTGATGTTATCTTCCGAAGTTCTGATTTCAAACGTAGCTGCGCCAGGAGCCTCAGAACCTGTAAATCTTATTGTCGCATCGTCATCAAACTTAGCAGTCGCGCTTGTATCAAACGCAGTGCTTTGCGTGATAGCTGTAGTAGAGTCGATTTGCAATCTGAATGTAGCGACATAGCTTTCGTCTCTTTCTGGAGTAACATAAGTTCCTGTTAATTTCGCTGCTGATATGATTAAATTATCACCACTTTTTTCCGTATCGCTTTTTGTTCCTGCCCATGCTGTTTGTTCTGAGTAAGAATGAACAATGTTTTGAAACGGAATAACATCAATAGTTATTACAGCTTCCGTAGCGTTTTCAGAATAGTTACCTGACGTATCTACCGCTTTAATCCAATAGCTTTGGGCAGATCCTGTTTGGAAATTCCTTGTAGTATATTTATCAGACTTATGCCCTGCAACAACAAGAATACCACCATCCCAAGAATCGCCTTTTCTTATTTCATAACCCCAAACATCAACATCAGTAATCTTCGTCCAGCCAAACGATAGAAAATCCCTGGTTTGGTTAACAAGAAAAGAGCTGACATCGCTAGGATTAGCAGATTTTCCTATTGGAGTAATAATCCCTTGAGGACTATTCGCGATAGCGCTTTCTTCTTGAAATCCAGTTACTGTAGTTACCGCGACATTATATTGATGGAGGTCTTGAAGGTTACCTATAATAGTATAGAAACCATCAACTACTTCACCTTTATAACTCCAATGATTACCATTATCATCAGAAATATATATTCTATATGATCTAGCAGTTTGAACATAACTAGATTGACTAGCTGTATCAAACCAAACGTCAATACCTAATTCAATTGATCCGTCACCCATTTTAATTAATCGTTCAGTTAAAACCAATGATGACGCATAAGGAATCGATAAATCTAAAGAAGAATAATTATTTGTAGGATTTGATATTTCGCTATCATCATAAACAAGCGCGTCATATTCCGTAGCTGTTATTTCAATCCTATCTAATCCTCGGCGTTCTAAACTAATTACCCTGAAGTCTTTTTTAACTGAATTAGTTGGTCCGAACGCATAGACATCTCCTTGTGCTGGAGTTCTTGTAAACGCGGATGAAATTGTTAATACATTAGTTGTTCCCGAAGCATTGGTTATTGTTTTTTCTTCAATCGAATCATCAATATTAGATCTTATCTGTAAAGTATATCCAACCCCGGAGCTAATAGTTAAGTCTTGATCTACAGTTACCTGAGTTCCTATCGCACTGCGGACTCTACCGCTCCAACCCCATTGCGGTACATCATGCGAAACGCTAATAACATCGCCGGGTTGAATAGCAAGTGCATCGCATCCAGCTTGAAACGTAATCGATCTATTAACATACTTACCAACTTTCAAAGCATATCTTGCCTCACGTAAACATTGCGATAATCTAGCAGCAAATACATTAAGTGCTATCGGTCGCATCGGATCACCGGCAGTTAAAGAATCCTCGTCGGTATAAGATATGTTATCGCGTTTATAATTTTTATCTTTATCTAAGAAATTAATATTGCAAATATTTGGAACTTCCTTAATTGATTTCCAACTCTGAGTAAAGGAATCTTTTACGATATTACCCATAGTAAATAGTTGAACAGGGTCTTCAGGTTTATCTATTCTAATTTTAATAGTACCCTCGGAATAAAAAGGCAGTCCACGAAATGTCGCGGCAAGTTGCATGATCCAATCTAATGCTTTCGATGCTGAATCAATAACTATGTCCATTCTGAATCTTTTTTCATATCCGCCATCGCCGTCAGGAGCGCGTTCGTCGCAATACTTAGACATTTCTAAAAACAAATCTGTATCAATATTTTCAGAAGTTATATATTCGCCTAAACCATATCTGGTATTAGTAAGCAAATCCATTATGCACCAAATAGGATTAGCACAGTACTGATCTACATAAGTAGATTCATCCCATGATAATATTCTTTCATTAGTAAATAATTTATATTTCGAGACATCAGGGTCCCAATAATAATCATCGTAATCTACTTGCACGCCATTGTTCATTATCTGCGGAGCGCTGATCTTAATACCTTTAACCAAACAAGTGAAGTTAGGCATACCACCTGATAGCTGGTCAGACGCAAGCGCTTTAAATCCGTATAAAGCAGAGTTAACATAAGCAATATCAGAAGTTGTAGTTTCATCCACGCTTTGTAACGACATATTAACTATACTATAAGTCCCTGAATCAGCGGATGTTTTAGTAACTTTAATATCATATTGATTAGCTGATAAGCCTACCTTTGTATAATACCTTTTAATTGAAGACCTTGATTTACCATAAAAAGTAGTTGAACCTAAATCAGTATAAGCTCCTGTATTTCTAACACGGTACTCTACTTTAACAGTAACGGAAGTAGCCCTAATATCACCAGAGCTACTATCAATAACATATAATCCTGATGGAAATTTAAACTGCAAACGAAAGCCTTCAACAACATGACTTTCAGTAGTATATGCATATGAGTCGTTTTGATTTAAATTAACATCAACCGATCTAACATCATGCGTGTCATTGAAGTTTGGTATTACAGATTGATCATTAGTGCCTGATCTTGTATATGATGTTATCCCATCAAAATTCTCAATCGGATTATCATTAATATAGAAATCAGATATTTCAGTTACTTCTCCTTCACTAACCGCAAGTAATACATTAAGATAGTTTTTCGTACCATCATTATCTGAATAAGCGGTAATTATATTTCCGCCGGTACGATGCAAACCATATACTATGGGAACAGGTACCCCTACTTCCTGTATTGAATGCGTGCCGTCCCAACTGTATGTCGGTGAATCACTATCTTGAGATCCGGAATCTGGTACTTTTGGTTTTCTAGTAGCATAATATATTGACGCAACAAAGATAAAAGCTTGGAACGCAGCACTTGTTACTACGGCCCAAAGAGCGCTACCTATACTAGCTGCTGCTTGAATAGGATTCTTTATTATAGGCGTAACGATTATTTGACTTCCATGTATTAATCTTATACTAAGATCATCTATACGTTCACCGTCAACAATAACTCTACATTCAAACGCGTCACAACCTAAGTCGGCTTTTTCTATATACTTAAAAACACTCATATGTTCTTCATAAAAGAAGTTAACTTTTTTCCTGTTATCAGGAGATAGTATGTTCGGAATATAACTAACTTGTATTATTTTATTTGACATTTAATCTATAATACCCTTCTATTTTATTCTTCCATAAAGGATCAGATATTCTTGTAACTACGGTACCAACTCTGCAGCAATGAATGAATTTATTATTATCTAAGTATATGCCTGCATGATGCGCTATATTTTTTGCATTAATAAATAAAATAATATCTAAGAATTTTGGAGTAATAACTTTCTTCCACTCCTTATAATAGTTTTCTATAAAATAATTCTTACCTTTTTTACTCCAACCAATTTCATAATTTTCCCCAACATCCCAAAGATTAAAACCAATATCTTTGTAGACTGACAAAATAAAACCCCAACAATCAAACGCCTTGATTGTCCTGCCCATATGTTTGTATGGTATGCCTAAGTATTTTTTTATAATATCGCTTGATTTTACCATGCTCCAAATATCCTTTTACTCGGTACCGCCGGAAAACCACCGTAGTTAATTACATTAGATAATTCTTTACATCTTCTTAATGTCTTATCACATGCAGCTTCAGTCCCTGCATATTTACACTCAGCGTTTTTAAATCTCCAAGAACAATAGTTGCGTGAGAACTTTCTCGTCGGTAATGTAAGATTTAATATATCGAATTTGCTTGTTAAGTGGAAACTAACATTGTTCTGATCGGCTGTATAATAATCAACGTAATAAATATCATCTGAATAAGCATCTACGTCTAAAAGTTCATCGGCCCATACGCGCCTGATCAATACTTTCTTTTTCCGGAAATCATAACTTCCAAGATACGCTTGTATTAATCTGGACACATTTGATAATGTTATTGTTACTGATTGGATCTCTCCTGTATTGTTTTCACCTATTGTTTCATGGATAATAGGGAACGAACTATATGTAATTCCCTTATAAACTACATCAGTTTGATACTTAACTAAATTAAAATTATTCGTACCATCATATTCATATATAGTATATAAAAATAAAGGTTTGCTGGTCTGCATGTTTTTTAATGTTGTAAAAGTAATATCTAATGTCCTCATAATAATCCTTATGCCGGTGTAGTTGTTGTTGTACTTGTGCTTGTCGTGCTTGTTGTTGTCGTGCTTGTTGAAGTACTTGTTGATGAAGTGCTTGTCGTACTTGTTGATGAAGTACTTGTCGTACTTGTCGATGAAGTGCTTGTCGTACTTGTTGTGCTTGTCGAAGTAGTACTTGTTGATGTAGTACTTGTCGTAGTCGTTGATGTTGATGTACTTGTTGTGCTTGTACTTGTCGTTGATGTTGTTGTAGTTGAAGTGCTAGTTTCTGTTGTGGTTGTACTGCTAGTAGTACTTGTCGATGTTGATGTAGTACTTGTAGTCGATGAAGTAGTAGTCGATGTACTTGTAGTAGTCGTGCTTGTCGATGTAGTAGTAGTGCTTGTACTTGTCAATGTAGTTGTAGAAGTAGTGCTGGTACTTGTAGTCGAAGTCGATGTACTCGTAGTGCTTGTAGTAGTAGTAGAAGTCGAAGTTGATGTTGTGCTTGTAGTGCTTGTTGTCCAATAAACTACTTCATGGAATTTTAATGATATATCATATTTTTGATACGCTTTTAATTTTATTTGAATATCATCATCAGCACAGCGAACTAAATAAGACGTTTCATTTAAAGGATTGTCCCAGGTAAACGCGGTTAAAGATCCTTTTTTCGCAATAAAGAAATCACGTATAGTTTCAAACTCACTTTGTATTTTACTTATAAATATCAAACTCCAAACACTTAAAGTATTTGGATTGCCTAGTATACGTTGATTAGCACCTGATTCAAACTCTAATGTTTGAGTATCGAATTCCGGTTCTTCTAATATTACATAATCTGGAGCTATTGTAAAATCCGCCATAGCATACCTTATGTCGTTGTGGTTGTACTAGTGCTAGTTGTGCTTGTTGATGTTGTGCTTGTTGATGTACTTGTTGTGCTTGTGCTTGTCGTACTAGTAGTAGTAGTGCTTGTTGTCGACCAATACAATATTTGTTCTAATGTAAAATTAAAACTAAACACATTATATTGGATCATTTGAAATTTTAATTTCGGTTCTAAAAATCTAACATAATACTCAACGCTATCTATGGGATTAATCCAAGTAAAATGATATACATTCCCATACTTAGAATTAAAAAGAGCGCGTATGGTATTGTATTCCGCTTCTGTTCTTTTAGTATAAATCAATTCCCAAAAACGAATACCGTTTTGTCTTTTAGACCTGCGCAGTTCTAAGCCTCCGAATTTAGAAGACACTAAAGTATCGTATCTAATGTTTTCAGTTACGATAAAATTAGGGCATAAAGTTAATTCAGCCATACTGCTGTACCCCTCGCCTCATAGATCCATTGCGCGCCATATTTTGATTAAAAGCATTAATGATTGTTTTCATATTTTTCTGTACATCACTCATATCCCAAAGCTGAAAAACAAGAATAGTGTTTCCATTACCGCCGCCTACTTGCTGCCCTTGATTTATTTTTTTAAGATTATCAGCACCCAAATTATTCAGCCCGGTTCTGCTTAACACTCCTTCACCATTTAACAATGTAGCGCTTACCTCACCGCCGTTATGGTACTGCTGACTTATCCCACCCCTGCGAACTACTCCGCCTGAATGACCTACACCAATCCCAACTCCGCCTGGTATACCTGGATCACCAATTCCAAAGCCTCCTCCAGGAGCATCGGGGATAGGGCTTGCTGCGTTAACTACTCCTAAGTATTTACCAGTCCAACCAAACGCTTTTACGATTAACATTTTAGCTATTACTTCAGACATAATTCTTAATAAACTTCTTCCGAAATCTTTAGCATATTCTTCTAAACTTTTAAAATCTCTAGTCATAGCATCAAAGAACATATTAGAAAAAGTCTGATGCATTGATGTAGCAACGCGTGTCATTTCTTGAGATACACTAATCCCAAACTCTAGCATTTTTGCTTCAAGCTTAGTGATATCTTGCGGGATTTCTTTAGTAAATAATCTATCCATTTCGATTTTAACAAGCATTGTTTTAGCAAGAATACTAGAATAAACATCATCCATTTTTTTAAGAGCATCTTCCATATTGCTTAACATTGCTTCATCAATTATTCTTTTACTTGCGTCTGCAATAGCTTGGTTAGCTGCTTCCGTGCTTTCCGTTAACTCGTCCCAAATCTTATTAGCTTCTTTCTGTCCCTTTGTAACAATCGTTGTAATATTCCACAAGCTTTTAAATGCATTAGCTACTTTTGTCATATTTGCAAAAACTAATATCATCGTATCTGATACGACACGAAAAGATGATCCTATTGTATTTATAACAGTATAACCAATAATACCCATATTAATTACTGAAGACATTCCTTTAACCCAAGCATCGGTAAATTGATTCTGCGCTTCTTTAGCGTTATCAATAGCTTTTTCTATTTTTTCCATTACATTTTTTAATGCAATAATACCAGCTAGTATTGCAGGGCTTTTAGTTAGGTACTCACCCATTGCTTCTTTTAGATCTCCCCAAACATTACCTAATTGTTTAGTTTGATCAGTATAGTTCATTTGTGCTGCAGACATGCCACCGTAGTTCTTATCAATCTCTGCTAATATTTTAGTGAAGTCTTTAGATTTTTTAACACTATCAGATATAACAACACCGTATCTTGTTAACGAACCGACATCGCCATTAAGCGCTTTAGATACAGCTTTAGCAATATCTTGAAGGTCTACTTCTGATCCGGTTAACTTTTGAATACCGCGCGACATATCTAATAAGCGAGGAGTGACTTGCCGGATTTGTTCTTCGTTCATTTTAAAGGTAGCTACTTGCGCCATGGCATTCATTATTTGCTCATCACCGTAAGTAGTTGTTTTCTGTAATGCGGCAGCATAATCTTCAAGAGACTTTACTTGCTTCCTTGTGATAATACCTGATCCAGCAGCAGCAAGATTTAATTTAGTTAATGCTAATTCCTGTTGTCTAGCTGCATCGGTAATAGCAGCTAATGCACGACCTATGGGACGAAGAACAAAGAAGAATACAAGTAAAGCATTTCTTAATATACCGATTTTTCTTTGCAGACCTTGAGTCAGGATACGCATTCGATCCATCTGCTTGGTAGTGTTCTTCGTGGCTTTTTCAGTTCTTTGCATAGCTTGTGCTATACCCTTACTAGATTTTTGCTGTGCGGCCATATGTTGTTTAGCGCCTGCTATCATCCGATTATTTGCCTTAATAAACTTACCTGTAGCTTGGTCTCTAAAGCTTAACGTGACTGCAACATTTTGGGTAGGTTCGATAGCCATTATTGATTCCTTTGTTTTTCTTCTATTAAGGTTCTTTCACTTTCAATAATATTAAATATTTCCAGCAACTTAGCAGGTTGATTTGCTATTGTTCCGGGAAACGGAAGAAACCCTTTTTTATAGTATCCGTAATATTCAAAGTACGGTATTGTCGCTGGATGTATTAACCTGTTTGGGCATCTTGTTAATTTTATATTATTTAAATAATAAGGCTGTTCAGGTTCACCAGTACATCCCCGGTATTTCTTTTCACGTTCCCCACACAATCGGCAATCCAAATTCAAAGAAGATACTTGAACCGCCGTTACGAGTTTTTTCTTTCTTCTTCGCTGACTGAATTCTCACCCCAGATTTCAGTAGACAGTTCGCTGATGATGTCTCTAGGTATTACTTTAATAATATCGTCTATAACGACATCTATTTCAGCTCCGCCTATTTGCATCTTTTCAGTTTTAAAAGGAATAGCAAAATTCTTATATCCCTTTAACCCTACTTTTACTATTAACAGATCTTGTTCTAACGGTTTTAAGTTTGGAGTGATTTTTGGAACATCTCCAATCATTTCAACAGTTAAGCTATCACCAAGTAATTTTGTCTTAGCAATAGAATCGATAGAACCTAGCAACCAGATAGTTGGATTTACTTTGTCATCTTTTGCTATGTACTCTTTTACAGCACCTAAAGCGATAGGCGTGATCATATATCCTCCTTATTTTAATCGAATCCTTTTCTTCCTATTAGCAGATACCCTTATCTGACTTTTAACCCAATCATTAATATACAATAATGATTCTTTATGAAACTTCATTGACAATCCAAAGAACGGTCTTTTAACTCTTGTGTGTTTATTTACTCCTTCATTTTGCTGTATCATTGCAATGATGTCTCTTCTGGGACTGCCTACTGCGGCAATACCAATGTAATATAAATTACCCCTGCTTTTTCTAGCCTGTATAGCATTGTACATTTTTTTTGTTGCAATCAATGGTGTTTTGGGCTGACCAAGTTTAGCCTTATATCTTATTGTTTTTTCAGCTAATCCTTTTAAATACTGGCCGTTCCAAGATCTAGATTGTCTTATCTGTTTTTTAATCTGCCTAACACCACGACGAGCTAAAATACCTAAAGGCTTATCAGCATTCTTTAAGTTATCTAAATTAAACAGTTCCATGTCTATTGACATTTCAAAAACACTAGCATATCCCATATTACGCCAATGTTGTTGATGTTGTTGATGTTGATGTTGTAGTAGTGCTTGTAGTTGTTGTGCTTGTAGTTGTACCGGCAAAAGCAAGACTAATTTCATCATCACCAGAACTCATATTAACTTCACATGTTGCTGAATAAGTTCTTATTCCATCACGATCCCCACCTGATAATCCTGTGTATCTAACTTTCGGTAAACTCAAAGTAAGCTGCGTACCGTCTATAGCGGATACGATAATACTTACCGCGGCTTCTGTGGTAGATATTAATTTACTTAGGAAATCATGAGTTGCAACAAGCTCCTGTTCCGGATCGAAAGTAAGCTGTGGATTCCTAGCTGTTATTTTAGCATGCTTATATCCGGTAGAATCAGTAGGATCTGTTTGCATAATTACTTCATTTTGATAATCTATTTCTAATGAATTAATTAATAATGTATCGCTGAAAACAGTCACTGTAGCGTTTTGGAAAATCAAAGGCTTTGATTTCGGATACGAAGGACTAAGCATCGATGCATCACTATGCTCTGAATATTTACCAGTAAACGTAAACTCAGCCATGATCGGCTCGCCTACATTACAAATAATCTTTACATTACCCATAGCACCGCAAAGAGTCTTTTTAAGACCGTCTTCATACACAGCGATTGTTATTGTATTCATACTTGTTGATTGCGGAGTATATGTACTTGATGTACTTGCGACTAAAGCTTGAGCATTACCGCATGCACGATAGAAATTACCAAACGCGCAAGCTTGTCCTTGAGCCGCTATCGCAGGCCCCATAACCTCACATTTAAATGTTAACTCACACAGCTGTAATCCAGGCTCTGAGTTCATACGAGATAATGTTTTTCTGTACGGATCCCTTTTAAACTGTGTTGGATTAAAATTGAAAGTAGGTTCGTATGCTAATATTTTAGCATCTATTGCAGTTAAAGTCATCGCTGTGCCGCTAATACTTTCGATCTCAGCTGCTACTTGTACTCTTCTAGTTAATAGTCCTGGCATGTCTTCCTCCTTATTTAATATTGTTTTTTAACCACCGATAAGTTTTGCCCCACACTTAGGACAAGCCATGCTATTGCATGGAGACCCTCTTTGATGCGATGTTGAATATCCGCAACTAGGACAAGTACAACTACCAAAACCTCCATCGCCTTGTCTTGGATTACCTTGACCCTGTCCTAATCCTGGGTTTTGTGCCTCATATAAATCTTCATAAGCCATTATTAATCCTCCTTTTAAAATACTATCCGTTCCCTAATTGATATCTCTATTTCTGCTATATGACATAATACGCCCCCAAACATCCCATTTAAAATTCTTCCAGATATAGGATACTCAACTACCTCAGCAGTATTTTGGAGTTTAGGCTTGTCGCGAAAAGCTTGGCAATAAGCTTCAACAAGATCCTGAAAAGTTTTCTCAGTTTCCATATCATCGTTTAATGAATAGGCGCATTTTAATATAAAATTATGAGTAACGCGCTCCGTAGAATCAGATCCCTGTATATCTCTTTCAAAAGAAGGTCTGAGTATTTCAATGAAATTAATCACATCGCCTGATTTAAAAAGATCTTTATACGTTGACCATTCTTTAGAGTACCGTTCGTAATCGTGTACTTGTCCCACTCCGGTTACGGATTCAAGGACAGACTTCATTTGTGTTCGTACTGTAGATAAACTCATGATTATCGCTGCCTTCCTTTTGTCGCCGGGAGATAGTTATATGCGCAAGCGCCGGCTTTTTCTAATGCGAACTACTTGGGTGCGTTAAAAAATTTGACTTCCATGAATAATTCATATCCATATCAGTAGTAGTTGCCGCACCCGGTTTTTCCACTACTTTATCGCCTGCGCCTATATGCGCTTGATACATTTCAAGATGTGATTGTGCTAATGTTGAATAATACTCAGCTTTTGTCGCGTAATCAATGGCATCAGCACCTATTGTCGGTTCTGATGTTTGAGAATATTTAGCCGACAATGCTTTAAATACAACACTTGCTGCTAGATTTGCAACCGCGTCAATATCATTTTCATAAATAGTACAACTAGCATCATCTACTATATGCGGTACAACATACTCAAATCTCAAAGAATAACTGGTTGCTAATATCATTGATATAAATCTTAATTTCGTAGAAGCTAATGTTTTATAAATAATCCATTCTGCGTCATCTACATATTCAGGTGTTTGTAAATCAGCAGAAATAGGATATTCTATTTGTCCTTTAATAAATGAAAAATCATTAACCCAATCATTCGGAAGATCAAAATCATATTTAGAATTATTAGGTGTTGAGTCTTCATGTATTCTTTCGTAAGGCTTATCTTTAGAATATATCCTTATAGCACTTTCAATAGCTAAATTAACTTCTTCCGGACGGATCAGTTCTGAGTCGTCCTGAGTTTTAAAACGCACAACACTACGCATATCTTCTATCGTAATAGGAGACAGCGTAGTGCTAGTACTAGTAGTCGAAGTTGTCGACGTAGTTGTAGTGCTTGTGCTTGTAGTTGACATTTTACCTCAAATATATAAACAATATTGCACCGGCAGTTAGCGATCTACAAGTTAAATGTCTTACAGTTAAAGGAGTGACTAAAGAAGGACCATTAACCATATTCCCATAAACAGACACATCACCGCATTGACCAGTCCAAACTAATTGTTCCGCAGCTTCATTATATAAAGTTGCTTCTGAATTATCAGTTAAACACCACATACACCATCCAGTGATCGTATATGTTTTATTCGTATCACCTATTTCACCAGTGGTTCTAATAACAAGTGGATTCCCTAATTTTTGTATTCCAGTAGTCGTTGTTGTACTTGTTGATGTCGTACTTGTCGAAGTTGTAGATGTCGAAGTTGAAGTAGTCGATGTCGTTGTTGTTGAAGTACTTGTCGTTGTTGATGAAGTAGACGTTGTACTTGTTGTTGTTGTACTTGTTGATGTTGTACTTGTCGATGACGTTGTACTTGTCGATGAAGTACTTGTCGTACTTGTCGATGACGTTGAACTAGTCGTTGACGTACTTGTCGTACTTGTACTTGTCGATGTCGTACTTGTCGATGTTGTACTTGTTGATGTAGACGTAGTTGACGTACTTGTCGTACTTGTCGTTGTTGATGTTGATGTCGTACTTGTCGATGAAGTACTTGTTGTTGACGTAGTTGTTGATGTCGAACTTGTTGATGTTGTGCTTGTTGATGTTGTACTTGTCGATGTCGTACTTGTCGATGTCGATGTCGTACTTGTCGATGTCGTACTTGTCGATGTCGTACTTGTTGATGATGTTGATGATGTCGAACTTGTTGATGTTGTGCTTGTTGATGTTGTACTTGTCGATGTTGAGCTGGTTGATGTTGTACTTGTCGATGTTGTACTTGTCGTTGATGTTGTTGTTGTAGTTGTTATATCATTATATTGTACTTGAATAAATACTTGCGTTACACTAGTTTTTGCTCCATCTTCATTTCTAATAG